TGCGTTGCGGAACATTGAGACTGGGGTTGCGACGTGTGGAACGGTTGCGTATGAGGATGCAACGAATGCACTCCAGGCGTTGCAGGATGTGGCGACGGCTGAGGGTGGGCGTTTGTTTGTTGATCGTTCTGGGATGGTGTCGTTTGATGCTCGGATTGCGGTGTCGTTTGGGACGGCTGTTGCTTCGTTTGGTGGTACGGCTGGGATTCCGATTCAGTCGTTGGCGAATGTGTATGGGGCTGAGACGGTGTTGAATCGTGTGGCTGTGCAGATTGATGGTGGTACGGCTTCGAGTGTTGCTTCTGGTACTGCGTCGCAGGCTGAGTATGGGATCAAGGCGTTGTCGTTGACTGGGGTTCCGTTGGCCACCGATGCTGCTGGAAGTGCATTAGCGTTGTCGTTGTTGACACGGTTTCAGGAACCTGTGGTTCGGTTCTCGGAGATGGATGTGTTGTTGAATGCGTTGACTACAGCACAACAAGCACAGATGGCAGGGTTGGAGATTGGTGACATTCTTTCGGTCAGCAAACAATTCGCCACAGGTACCCCAGCAACCGTCACCCAGAACGTGGTCGTCGAATCCATACGCCACACAATCAACCCCTCCACACATCGCGTCACGATTGGGTTGGGGCAAGTTCAACTCATCTTGCCATTCGTGTTGGACACATCACCGTTGGATTCAACCCTGTACGGTTTGACCTAGAATGGGAACACTATGGCTGGCTTAGGACGCAAAACATTCTCACCAGGAGATGTGCTGACATCAAGTGATGTCCAAGGATATTTGATGGATCAGATGATCATGGTGTTCTCAGGTACAGCAACACGCAACACAGCGATACCAAGCCCATCAGCAGGGATGGTTTCATACTCAACTGCATACGGTTTAGTTGTTTACAACGGCACCTCTTGGGTGACGGTATAGAATAGGGGCATCATGGCTGGATCAGGACGCAAAACATTCTCACCTGGAGACGTACTCACATCAAGTGACGTACAGAACTACTTGATGGATCAATCCGTCATGGTGTTCGCAGGAACAGCCGCACGAACCGCAGCCATCCCAAGCCCATCAGCAGGAATGGTTGCATACTCGACTGCGACACAGTTGCAGGTTTACAACGGCACAGCATGGGTTGCAGCTTCAACAGGTTACGGTGTCGCTTCTGGTACGGCTGCATCAAGTACAGCGATCACAGTTTCAACTGTCAACTACACACTTCTCACCTTCACGGCGGACTCCAATTTGGTTGTGTCCACTGCTGGGCTGTTTGATTGTCTTATTTTTGGTGGGGGAGGCGCAGGCGGCGGCGGTCAATCAGCAGTTGCAGCGCGTGGCGCTGGTGGTGGCGGTGCTGGTGGATATGTTTTAACAACTTTGTATTTACCTGCTGCTACTTATGCGGTGACGGTTGGCGCGGGTGGTGCAGCATCAGGTGAAAACGGTGGCGGTCTTGGCGGTTCGTCTCGAATTGCAGCGGTGCTGGGCATACCGGGTGGTGGAGGCGGTAAAGCCGCAGGTGGCAACAACACTATTTACGGTGCATCATCTGGCGGCGGATTTGGTACGACATCAGAAGCAACTGGTGGAACAGCACAGTTAGGTTCGTCATACGGTAATAATGGCGGCAACGCTGTAAACGAAAATGCTGGTGGCGGAGGTGGCGGTGCAACGGCAGTTGGAGCAAACGCTGTTACATCAACTGGCGGTGCGGGCGGTGCTGGTTACGATGTCAGCAGTTTTATTTCAGGTAGCGCACTATTCAAGGCTGGTGGCGGTGGTGGTGGCGCACAAACCACAGGCGGCGCAGGCGGTTCATCGGTTGGCGGTGCAGGTGCCGTATCTGCCGCAGGTGGCACGGCAGCAGCAAACACTGCATCAGGCGGCGGCGGCGGGCGTAACACAAACGCAGGCGGCAACGGCGGCTCAGGCATTGTTTACATTAGGTTCAAAGTATGAGCGTGCCACAGTATTTTGCACAAGTCACTGATGGTGTTGTCACTGATGTCCGTGTTGTCTCGGCTGAGTTTATGGCTGCAAACCCTGATCGTTACCCTGGCACTTGGGTTGAGACGTTCATTGGTGTTGCAGGTAAGACGTATGCCGGTGTTGGTTTCACATGGGACGGCACAGACTTTGTGCCACCAGTAGTTGAGCCTGACTGATGTGTTCAAGTCGCGTTGGCTGATTGTTGCTCCTGCGCTTCTAGCCTCGATCTTTAGTTTCATTCCGTCAGCGTCAGCTGAACCAGCACCAGGGTTGTTCACGTCGTATTACACGATTGATGTGATACCGCCAGTTCAGTCAACAACTGAGTATCCATTGTGTGGTTCGGAGGTTGAGAACAACATCAATCGTTCGTATGACGGTGAGCCGTATTTGGATTGCACGAACGATCTGTTCATGGTTCACATGACTGGGTTCATCACGATCCCTGAACACAACACGATTGAGTTCTGGTTGGCAACAGATGATGGTGGCCGAATCAACATCGGTGGGAATGAGTGGGGTGATTGGTGGGATCAGGGTTGCAGTTGGATGGCATCAGGTGAGATAGACATTAGTGCAGGCGATGCCAACCTCAATCTGTTCATGTACGAGAACGGCGGCACAAACTGTCTGATGCTTGCGTGGAATATCAACGGTCAAGGTTTTGAGATAGTTCCGGATGGGGCGTTCACGACCAACGGTGAATCAACCACGACTACGACTAGCACTACTACCACTAGCACCACTACGACTACGACAACTATTCCTGAGACGACTACAACCAGCACGACTACGACTACAAGTTCTACGACTACGACTTCTACGACTTCTTCTTCGACCACAACTTCCACAACAAGTACAACATCCACACAACCCAGACCACCTGAAACGGTGCCTCCACCACCCACAACAATGCCAGCCCCACCAGAGACAATGCCTGAGCCACCATCCACATTGCCGTTCGTATTACAACCACTGTTTCCCCCCGTCCCAAGCACGATGCCTGAACCACCGCCAACGCTACCGACAATCCCATTGCCCCCAGCAACCATGCCCTTGCCACCAGACACCTTGCCCTTGCCACCAGACACGCTACCTTTGCCACCAGACACCCTGCCAGAAGCACCACAAGCCCCTGAGACAAGCGAACCAGCCGAAGACGCAGAACTCCCACCCATCACCGATGAGGCTGTGGTTGAAGCCCTAGCAGACATCGAGCAAGCAACCCCAGCAGAAGTCAAAGCCATCGTCACCGAGCTGCTCGCCTTCGCACTCACCACCGACCAAGCCGTCTCCGTTGCATCCGAACCGGCAATCCTTGAAGTGCTAACCAACGCTGAAGCCGAGCAGGTATTTGAGCAGGTCGCAGTTGAAGAACTATCAACTGAGCAGGCTGTTGAATTAGTTGCTGCTGTGCAAGAAGCACCGTCGTCTGTGCGTAAAGCATTCGAGGCCGTGTTGAATCTGTTCCAAGGTTTTGCTGATGATTATGTGATGACGAATCAGACTGTGCCTATCAAGACTCGACGTGCGCTGATTGCTCTCAGTGCTGTATTCTTGGTGTCAGCCCCTGCACCAATCCGAAGGAATAAGTGATGAAGATATGGGGTGAGTTTCATGCGTTGCTGTGGACGATTGCTGCATCTGTCACGACGATCCTCACGTTGTCGGGGGCTATCCAGAAGGTCGTGATCTGGCTTACTGTTGGAGCATTAGTTCTGCACCTGATCGGCGCACTCACCAAGAAAGAAGAATCAGAATGAAGAAGTTCCAAGATGTTGCAGGTCGTATCGTCGCAGTATTCCTATCGTCAGCCTTAGCGATTGTCGGCGGCAGTGCCGTCATCGCACCAGAGTTGGAATTGTGGAAGTCGGCTGTGTTGGCTGGGTTCGCAGCGTGTGCAACTGTTGTTCAGAAGTTGGCTCAAGCATCGCTTGATGGCAACCTGACAATGGAAGAAATCAACGACTCATTCGGCGTAAAGAAGAAGTAACTCAATGACCAAGATGCCTTGGCCTGTTGTACCAATCAAGTGGTGCGTTCACCTTCAAAACAAGAAGCCTTCGGAGGTATCCCTCACCGCGCTTAGACCCATCACAGGTGGTGGTCAGTTGCACCACTGCGCTGCTCGCGCTTGGGAAGCAATGAAGCATGCTGCGAAGGCTGAGGGTGGGATCAATCTGAAGCCGACTAGTTCGGGTGACACGTATCGAAGTATCGCTCAGCAGAAGTCTGGGTTCTTGCAACGGTTCCAACTTGAACCGATTGAAGGCGCACAGACCCGAACTTACGACGGCAAGAAGTGGTATTTGAAGAAGGGCATGGCTGTGCTTGCCAGTCCTGTTGATGATCCGGCGAAGTGTTCACGTCACATGATGGGCATCGCAGTTGATGTTGCGAACGCTTCTGGGAAGGTACTTGCGTGGCTGTTGGAGAACGAGCAACGGTTCGGGTTTAGTCACGAAGTTGTCAACATGCCTGGTGCAGAACCTTGGCATCTCAGGTTCACCGAAGGTCAAGCAATGCCACAAGCCGTCCTCGACTACGAGACAGCGAACCCGACGCTGGGCGCATGATGGACTGGGGCATTGTTGTCGCAGCGTTGATCACGGCTGTGGGTGGGGTTATGACAACGCTGATGATGGTGATGCGTAAGGAGAACACGCAAGACCATGCAAAGGTTGTGGATGCTTTAGATGTGCTTAGTGGAAATGTGACGAACATTGGGACTAAGTTGGATGGACACATCGATTGGCATCTCAAGGGGGTACCTAATGGCAAAGTTTCTACAGGAAATCAAAGCCCAAGAACTAAGAGGCGCGTCAAAGATTGACGACATTATCGCCAAACTCTCTGCCGAAGATGGCAAAGACTTGCGCGAAGCATTGAACGATCCAACGATCAGACCAATGCAGATCATCCATGCGTTGAAGAAGCGTGGATTGAAACTGTCACCATCATCAATCACCCGATACAGAGACAACCACAATGTCTCTAGCTGACGACCTGCGCGAAGCAGGTCAACCAGCATGGCCAGTGATCCAACCTGGCAAACGATACACAGTCCCCACCCTCAACCCACAACCCATCAAGCACGGCGAATATCAGACGGCTGTGATCCTGCCGGACATGCAGATCGGATACTTCCACAGTGCATCAGGTTTGGAAGCAATCCACGATGAGCAAGCGATTGAGGTTGCGTTGCGGATCATCAAAGCATCAAAGCCTGCACAGATCGTCATGGTTGGCGACAACCTAGACCTGTGCGAGTTCGGCAAGTATCGCTACACCCCAGCGTTCGCAAGAACAACACAAGCTGCGATAGATCGAGCAACAGAACTGTGCGCACAGTTACGCAAACTCGCACCCCAAGCCACGATCACATGGATTGCAGGCAACCACGAAGAACGACTCGGCAACTATGTTCTGGACTCGGCTGCTGCTGCGTTCGGGTTGCGACGTGGCAAGGTGCCGTCGGAGTGGCCTGTGATGTCGGTGCCGTATCTGTGCCGGTTGGATGAGTTTGAAGTGGAGTATCTGAGTGGATACCCAACGGGTGCGCATTGGATCAACAACAATTTGAAAATAGTTCACGGCGACCGCGTTGGGAGTGGCGGCTCCACAGCCCACAAATACTTGGCATCCGAAAAGGTGTCGGTCATCTTCGGTCATATCCATCGGCGCGAATGGGCTGAACGCACTAGGGATTATCACGACGGTGCGCAAACAATCATGGCTGCATCACCAGGATGTCTAGCCCGAACCGATGGCGCGGTGCCGTCCACTCGCGGAGCAACCGACACTGATGGTCGTCCGTTATTCAGATCAGAAGATTGGCAAACAGGAATTGCAGTAGTCGAGTATGAACCTGGTGACGGAGCGTTCGTGTATGAACAGGTTGCAATCCGTAACGGTTGGGCTAGGTGGCGTGGTGTGGACTACCTCGCATCCCAGCCGTGAGCAAACCGATGGTACTGGTGACGTGGGCTGATGCTCATTCAGGTGTGGCAACGTGGACACCGATTGATTCCTTGGACAAGGATGAGATGATTGTTTACACCTGTGGATTCCTGCTCGCGACCTGTGATGGTGGTAAACCAGATCACATCACCGTGTACCAGTCACGGACTATGGAAGACGACATCGATCATGTTCTCCATATTCCATGCGCAATGGTGCGCCACATAGCAATTTGTACACCTGACCAACTAGGGTAGGTCTTGGCTCGTTCGCACCCGATTGGTCGCTGAACAGCCCCCACACCTTCCTCCTTGGGTGTGGGTTATATACCCATCAACCTGCGAAGATCGGACAAGACATGAGACGCATCACAGCAAC